TAGCTAAAGCCTTGCGAAGTCCGTCTCCAAATATGTTCATGCCAATTTTGCATGAATGCTTTTCGTGTGTCCTAATTAAAGAATCACACGTTCGTTTGAAAAGCATTGCACATGCAATTTGGTGGTGAAATGGTGTCGGTAAAAACGCTCGAGCGCGTTTTCCCGCAGGGAGAAGTTCATCCTTCAACGAAGATGAAAGTACAGTAGGTACTTCATCAACGTTCCCAATCATGATGTTATTTACATGAGTCATGATTAGGTCCTTGTATTTGTCCCAAGCTTGTTGCTTGGTTGTACACCCCATATCGGTGTAAGGTAGTCCTGGTGATTTTGTCCAGTCAATGTCAGGTCGTATTTCATCTACCGTCGAGATACCGAATTCCATGTAAGGTAAGAATTCGTCCGCCAATATTGCAAATATTTGCTTATATCTGTGATTTGTCAAAGGGGCGTCCATAGGAAGCGTGAACTTTGAGAACCATTTCAAATAAGCCGGTAGTGATTTATCTGATGGATTATATACAGGTTTGAATGGTGATTCTGGATCAACCACAAAAGAGGTCTTTGTGATCGATTTGGGTCGACATGTTTGTAGTGGGGAAATTTCCGGCACAAAGTGTAAGATCCCTCGTTCATAAAAGGGATATGATACAAGTTGCGAGGAGATCCTAGGCACGATGGGCCGGTACACTAGTTTTTTGGCATGTTGGTGAACCATTCACGCACTTTGGGCAACAAAGCAATGCCAGAATTGTCATGCTTGTTCATGTTGCCTCGCCAATGAATTCCAACGATTTTACCATTGGTGATATACGGAGAACCGCAATCACCCGCTTTTGTGGTAAAATTCACTGTCACGTTATTTTCGACAGTGTCCTCAACGAAGAGGATCTCTCCAACCGATGTGGAGTTTGGATTCAACATGCCACAGGGTTTGCCTGCGACAGGTGTGGTATAGTGCGACGACGTTGTTGTTGCACATGATGGTACAAAAATTGACTTCAAGAAGCCAAGTTCTTTGTGGAGGGGTGAGATTAAAAGAGAGGACCAATCCACATGGATGCTCTCAGTTTGGTTGTGGGCAGCGCATAGTTTAGCACCTGATTGACCGATGCCATGAGTAACGCAAAGAACTCCACGATCCGTTTGGACGGCCCAAGTGGTTGTGCCATCGTCCTCATTGGTGACCTGTATCATGCTTGCAATAAGATTTTGAGGATACAGCATCTGAGGGCGGACCGCGGAGCTTTCCGCGATTCAATTCTTTGGTTTCTGGGGCGCGATGTCCTTATGGAAGGAACACCTATAATTTACTTGATCAGGATGACCAAGTACATCAAGGCACTTATCGGAAAGTCCTTGGCGCTTGAATTCAG